CGACAACATCCTCGCCGGCGTCGTCACCTGGATCGAAGACAGCCTCCTGGTCGACACCGTCCGCATCACCCTGCCCCCCGACAGCGACCCCGTCCTTAACGAGGCCACCGGCCAACTCGAGTACCCCGAAGGCGAGGTGCTCTACGAGGGCCCGGGCGCGGTGCAGGGCGGCATCGCCCAGTCTGAGGTGACGTCCGTGCCCAATGCGAACCAGCCGTGGGCGCAGGAGACCCGATCCCGCTACCGGCTGATGACTCCCCTTCAGGCGCCGATCGCCCCCAAGGACGCCGTCGTCACCGTTGTCCAGGTCCACAATCCGGCCCGCACCGATCTGATCGGCCGGTCCTGGATCTGCCAGGACCCGGGGATTGCCGCGACCACCGAGGTCGTGCGGATCACCGCCCTGGACCAGAACCAGACCGCCGGATCGAGGCTGCCGACGTGACCCCCGACGAACTCGCCGACCGGCTCGAGCACGCCGCCATGAAGATCGGCCCGGCGATCGAGAAGGGCATCCGGCACACCGGTGAGCTCGGCGTGGCCCGCATCCGCGGCAACGCCTCCGGCCGGCCCGGCCCGAACGTCATCACCGGCGGCTACCGCAACTCCTGGCGTGCGGAGACCCGCGGCCTGCCGCACGGGGCGGCATGCACCATCGGCACCGACCTTCCGTTCGGCAGGCGCCTGGAGTTCGGTTTCACCGGCACCGACAGCCTCGGCCGCAACTACAACCAGCCGCCGTTCCCCCACGTCCAGCCCGCCCTCGGATACATCGGAGCGACTTTGCTGGCCTCGATGCGGCTCGCGGTCTCGGAGGTCCTGCTGTGATCGAGAAGAGGAAAGCCACCAAGGCCTTCGCCGACCTGCTCGCCGCCGCCACCAGCCTGCCCGTCGGGCGCGGGCAGAAGCCCCAGAACGAGCCGCCCTACTACATCGTGTACAGCCTGGACACCGACGTCTCCGGCGCCCCCTACCCGGACGACAACGAGGACGCCTCGCTCGTGTGGCAGGTCACCTCCGTGTCCGGGCCGTCCTCCACCGTTGCCAGCTCCACCGGCTATCTGGACCAGGTGGAGTGGATGGCGGACGCCGCCCGCACCGCGGTCCTGGGCCGCGACCCCGCGACCGGACGGCGGCTGCACGCCCTGGAGGTGCCTGGCTACCGGGACATCGCCCGGACGCTGGACACAGAGCCCGGGGGAACGAGTGATCCCACAGATGCCATCATCAGCTATGTGCAGCGGTTCAGGATCGACCTGAGCCCCGCCTGACCCCCCAAGCGGGATACAGGCGATGTGACACCGCACCGCGGCGGGACCCCACGCGGACGCCACCAGGCAGGTGGCCGCAAACCCACACACCACGTGTAGGGGCCGGGCCCGCAAACGACGGGAGGCCCCGGGACCAAGGGGCCCAACATGCTGCTGGCCAAGCCGAAGAAGTACATGCGGCGCGGTACGAGCAAGTTCTACTTCGTACCGACGATCGCCGCCGACTCCATGCTCCCCACCCGGAGCGAACTCTCCCTGGGAACACAGTTCTCCGCGTTCATCGCCGCGATGGACGGGTGGACGGTCGCCAACCAGGAGATCGACACCCCGGACATGGCGGACACCTACGACTCCACCATCCCCGGCTCCGACAAGGCCGACACGTCCACGTTCACGTTCTACGAGGACGAAGAGGACGCCGACCTCGAGGGCATCTTCGCCAAGGGCACCACCGGCTACGTGGTGATCCTCCGCAAGGGCGACGTGCCGGGCAACCAGTCCATGGACGTCTTCCCGATCCGTGTCGCGAGCCAGTCGCCGCAGTACACGGCGGACAACGAGGCCGCGAAGTTCATGGTGACCTGCTCCATCACCTCCCGCCCACTCCAGGGGGCCGCTGTGCCGGCCGCCGGGGTCGACGAGGTGCAGACGGTCACCGTCACGGGCACGCCGACGGGCGGCACCTACACGCTCACCTTCAGCGGGCAGACCACGTCCGGGATCGCCTACAACGCCACCGCCGCAGCTATGCAGAGCGCCCTCGAGGCCCTCTCGAACATCTCCGCCGGCGACGTCGTGTGCGCGGGCGGACCACACCCGGGCACCCCCATCACGGTCACGTTCGGCGGCAACTACGACGGCGCGGACGTGCCGCAGATGACCGCCTCCGCGGCCGGCCTGACCGGCGGCACCAGCCCGGCGGTCACCGTCACCACGACCACGCCAGGTGGCTGACCAAGCCCTGTCCGTTTCCTTCCCAGCTCCCGGCCGGACGTCAACTCGCGTTCGGGAAGGGGCGCCAGCGTGGCGTCCGGCCGGGTCTCCCTTCCCCTGACGGAGGACCAACCCCATGACCACCACCAAGAACACCACCGCCAGCAGCCCGGAGCCGCCCGCCGCCGCCGTGGCCGCCGACCCGCACTGGACGGCCACCCGGGAGCGGCTGCGCAACCGGCAGCGCCCCATCGCCCCCCTCGTCATCTGCGACGACGTGGAGGTCAAGAAGGCGCTGGAGGAGGCCAAGTTCCTGGTGCGGCGCCTGACCGCCTCGCTGGAGACCGAGCCCGGCGACGCCGACCTGACCAAGGACCTGGCCACCGCGCAGAAGGCGCTGGAGAAGGCGCAGGCCGCCTTCGACCAGGAAGCGATCGTGCTGCGCTTCCAGGCGCTGCGCCGCCCCGACTTCGAGGACCTGAAGAAGGAGCACCCGCCGACCGAGTCGCAGGCCGAGGACGGCTACGTCGTCAACCCGGAAACCCTCGGCCCGGCCCTCATCGAAGCGTCCTCGATGGACGGCATCACCGCCGAGGACGCCAAGTACTACCTCGTCGAATGGGCCGAGGGCGAGGCCAACGCCTTGTTCAACACGGCCTGGAATGTGCAGTCCGGGGTCCGTATGGACCTGGGAAAAGGCTGATCACCGATGACCGGCTACGCAACGAACTCGCGCTGTGCAAGTCCTACGGGATCCCGCACAGCCAGTTCCTCGGCGTCGGTGACGGCACGTGGACCGAACGCGACCGGGCGAAAGCCCTCGCCTACGAGGAATGGCAGCGGGGGGTGTGCCCGCAGTGCGGCACCCGCGAGGCCGACTGGGTCGACGACGAGGGCGACTACCAGGACGCCTACATCGCCACTACCCACAAGTGCTTCGGCTGCGAGGAGATCGCCATGAAGCAGCGGGAGATCCCCGAAGGCCGCGGCGGCGACGGCCTGAAGGTCCTGCTGATGCCGGCCAGTGTGCTGGCCGCGCAGCAGATCCTCGACGAACTGAACGCCAGCAACTAGCGCACGACACGCGACGAAAGGGAGGGAGGGGCCGGTGGCCAACTGGAACCTGTCGGTGGACCTGCGCGGCCACGGCAACGACCTCGCCCAGTCCCTGAAGTCGTCCGCTAAGCGCGCCCGCACCCTCGGCACCGCGGCCCGCACCGCCAAGACCGAAGTCCGCGAACTCGGCACCGCCTCCCAGACCGCCTCCCGCCACCTCAAGACCCTCGGCCGGGAAGCCCAGTCAGCCGCCCGTCATGTCAACCGGCTCGGCGACCAGGCCAACACCACCGCACGCCGCCTCAACCGCTACGGGGACGCCGCCCGCACCGCCAACCGCAACCTGAACACCCTCGGCGACCACTCCCGCACCGCCGGCCGGGACCTGGCCCGCATGTCCAGCCAGATCAACGCGGCCGTCCGTGACCTGACCCGGCTGGCCCGGGCCGCCGGCGCGGCCGACACCCGCCTGAACCGGATCGGCGGCGCGGGCGTCCGGGGGGTACGCCGCTACCGGGAAGAGACCAGCCGGCTGCGCGAAAGCATGAAGTCCCTGGCCGCCATGGGGGCCGGCCTGGGCCTCACGCTGGGCGCCGCCGAGGTCGTCAAGGAGGGCAACGAATACCAGCAGGCGATGAACGCGTTCGGGGCGAGCACGAACGCCACCCAGCTTCAGATGCACCGGGCCGCGGCGACCGCCACCCAACTCGGCGGGGACCTGAAACTGCCCGGCGCGACCGCCACCGATGCCGCCGAGGCCATGCTGGAGCTCGCGAAGGCGGGCTTCCGTACCGACCAGGCCATCTCCGCGACCCGCGCCTCCCTGGTCCTCTCCTCTGCCGCGCAGGTCAACGCCGCCGACAGTGCGAAGTATCTCGGCGACATGATGGACCAGTTCGGCATGGGCGCCGACCAGGCCGGAAAGGCCGCCGACACCCTCGCCGCCACCGCAAATGCAGCCAGCGGTGACATTGTCGACATTTACTATGCGATGAAATATGCCGGGCCGGTCGCGCACGGCATGGGCGTCAACATGCAGGAAGCCGCCTCCGCGGTCGGCATGCTCGGCAAGGCCGGCATCCTCGGCCAGACCGCGGGCACCACCCTGCGCGGCATGCTCGCCAACCTCGCCTCCCCGACAGCGCAGATGACCGACGGCCTGAAAGCCATGGGCATCGAGGCGTTCGACGCACAGGGCAACTTCAAGGGCCTCCGGTATGTGATCGACGGCCTGTCCAAGGCCCAGCACCACATGTCCCAGCAGGACTTCGCCGCCGCCGTGAAGAAGGCCATGGGCAAACCCGCCATGGCCGGCGCCATCGCCCTCGCCCACCAGGGCACCGCCAGCTTCGACGCGATGATGGCCGCGGTCTCCCAGACCGGCGCCGCCACCGAGATCGCCGCCGCCAAGGGCAAGGGCCTCGCCGGCGCGATGCTCCAACTGAAGACGCAGGCCCGGCAGACCGGCCTGACCATCTACCAGGGCATGGCGCCCGGCCTCGAGCTGCTCACCCGCGGCATCACCAGCGGTCTCGCCGACGCCACCCCGAAAATCCAGCACTTCTTCCAGTACGTCAACGACGCCTCCAAGCTGTTCGGGCCCGACATTGCGGCCGCCGCCGGCCGCGAATTCTCCGGCATTGCCGACGCCGTCAAGGACATGGCGGGCGGCTTCAAGGACCTCGGGCAGGAAGCTCTCGCGGACTTCCTGCACCTGGTGCTGTCCGTTGGCGAGTCCGCCGTCGAAGTCCTCACCAACCTCGGACACAGTGTTGAGCCCGTGGTGTCCGCGTTCTCCGGCCTGTCCGGTGAGGGATCCACCGTCTCCTCCACCCTGGACATGGTCGTGGCGGCCGCCGACCTGGCCGCCTCCGCCATCGGTGTCCTGTCCGGCGTGCTGGTGCCGATCGGCCACCTGGTGGGGGCGCTCGTCTCCGGGTTCGGGGCACTGCCCGGCCCCGTGCAGCAGTTCGTCCTCGCCGCGCTGCTGGTCCGCCGCATTCAGGGGCCCATGGCCGGTTTGGCGTCGACCGTGTCCGGCCGGGTGACGGGCGCCTTCCGTGGCCTGGGCGAGCAGATGCGCGTCCAGCAGGCTTTGGCCGCTTCCGCGGGGGTGTCGTTGGGCCGCTACGGTGCCGCGTTCTCAGTCCTCCAGGCGCGAGTACCGATGATCGGCCGGATGGGCGAGTCCTTCCGCACCGCCGCGGCCGCCTCCACCGGCTTCGCCGGCACCCTGCGGGGCGTCACCGCGGCCGCCGGAACGGGCCTGCGTGGGGCGATGGGCGGGCTGATGGGTGCCATGGGCGGGCCGTGGGGTGTCGCCATCACCGGCCTCACCGTGGGCCTGGGCATGCTCGCCTCCTCCCAGCAGGCTGCCGCCGCGAAGGCCGCCGAACACAAGGCCACCATCGACGGCCTCACCCAGGCCATGCGCCAGTCCAACGGGGTCATTGACGAGTCCGTGCGCCAGCAGGCCGCCCAGACCATCCAGAACACCAAGCTCTCCGGCACCAGCCAGTCCCTGGTCGACATCATGGGCAAGGTCGGATACAGCCTGTCCGACGTCACCGACGCCTACCTGGGCCAGGGCGACAGCATCGACAAGCTCGCCGACAAGATGATCGGCCTGGCGAAGGCCAGGGGCGATGAGGCCCTGAAGAACGGCCCGCACAACGTCGACAAGGACCTGATGAAGCAGGCCAACGCCTACGCGGCGGCCGGCAAGGCACTTCAGGGAATGTCCGGCGACGCGAAGACGGCAGCAAAGAACGCCAAGGACCTGGACTCCGCAACCAAGGGCACCGGCGACGGGGTGTCCGCCTACGACCGGCTGAAGTCCGCGGCCGCCGAACTCGCCGACAAGACCGCGGACGCCGATTCCCGCACCCGTGCCCTCAGGGACGCCCTGGACCTGCTGTCCGGCGGCAGCGTCTCGTTGCAGGCCGCGCAGGCCCGCGTGAACGAAGCAATCACGCAGGCCAACGAGGCCATGGCCAACGGCGTCAACCACGCGGACGGCTGGGGCAAGGCCCTCCTCCAGGCCAACGGCACCCTGAACACCACCAGCAAGAACGGCCAAGCCCTGTTCAACACCATGAACAGCCTGGCTGACAGCAGCGCCTCCGCCGCGGTGGCGGCGTACGACTTTGCCCAGTCCCAGGGCCGCAGCCTCCCGGACTCCCTGGCGGCGGCCCGGGGGGAGATGGAGAAGTCCCGCAAGGCCGCCATCGACCTGATGGGCGGTTACGGGCTGACCGCCACCCAGGCCGGGAAGGTCGCCGACTCTCTCGGTCTGATCCCCGGCCAGGTGTCGATCCTTTTGCAGACCAAGGGTGTCGACCAGACTCTCGCCGAACTCCTCGCGGTGCAGGCCGAGTTCCAGCAGATGCCGAAAGCCAAAACCATCAAGGTCGACGCGCTGGGGGAGGGCGCGAAGAAGGAACTCGAGGACATCGGCTACAGGATCGAGCTGATTCCCGGCACCCGCGAATACAAGATCACAGCGCCGACGAAGGACGCCCGTACCCAACTCGACCTGCTCATCGCGAAACTGTCCGCCACCCCGGACGGCAAGGGCATCAAGGTCGACGCGAAGACCGCAGCCGCCATCAAGGATCTCGAAACCGTACAAGCAAAGATCCGCGGCACCAAGGGCAAGACCGTCACCATGAAGGCGCCCACCGCGGCCGCCCAAGCCCAGCTCAAGGCCCTCGGCTTCAAAATCCACCAGGTGCCCGGCTCCAAGAAGGTCACCATCACCATCCCCACCGGTGGCCCCACAGCAGCCGTGAGCACCATCCAGGGCGCCATCAACAACATGCACGGCAAGACCGTCACCGTCACCATCAACGGCGTCAAAACCGGCGTCGACCCCTCCAAGTACTACAGCCAAGGGCCCCACAAGAACGCTGACGGCGGCGTGTGGGACTACTACGCCGACGGCGGCATCCGCTCCCGCCCCACCCCCAAGCGCGTTCACCACTTCGCCGGAGGATCCGAGAACCACGTCGCGCAGATCGCCCGGGCAGGGGACTGGCGGATGTGGGCGGAGCCGGAGACTCAGGGCGAGGGCTACGTCCCGTTCGCCCGGTCGAAGCGGCCC